TCCAAGAACTCCAGACTTGGCACCCCTCCAAGAAATTCCGTTTATGCCCTCAACAATAGAGACGATTGATCGTGCTCTGTTTGAGTATATTGATGATGAATTGAATGTGTTTTGCACGACAAACAAGGGCTTTAAAAAAATACCTTTTATTTGGGTTGGCGCAGAGCGAGCTTATCAAATTAAGCACAATAAAGATCTTAGAGATGCTAATGGTTGGTTGATATACCCCATTATGACTCTTGAAAGAGTATCGTTTGAAAAAGATATAGCTAAACGGGGTGCGCTTTACGCGGCTATTCCCAATCGTCAAGACAACAAAGGGGGCACAATGACGATAGCTAGAGTCATTAAACAAGATAAGACAGCTAATTTTGCTAATGCAGACTCAAAGAAATTAATAGTTAATACAGTTGGAACAGGGCAAAAGAACTTTCCGAAAAAGAATAAAAAAGTTGTTTATGAGACGATCACAATGCCCATCCCGATTTATGTAGAAGCCGGATATACCCTGACGATCAAAGCTGAATATCAGCAGCAAATTAATGAAGCTATAACTCCCTTTATGACCTCTCCGGGTGGACCAAACTACTTTAATGTTTTTAAAGACGGGCATCAGTTTGAGGCGTTTATAGAACCTAGCTATGAGTTAAACAATAATGCCGCATCAATGAACGAAGACGCACGCGGCTATGAAACCCAAATTTCTCTTAAAGTCCGAGGATATATTATTGGCGGCGACAAGAATGAAGACAGACCCAAGATTATTAGACGAGAAAATGCTGTAGAAGTTAAAATACCCCGTGAGCATGTGGTCTTTGGTGATATCCCTGAGCACCTCCATATCAGCGGAAATGTGCCATTTTATCGAGAGTAGTTTTGACTTATTTGGGGCTTTCGCCTTTTGTTCAACTATTTATTAACGATAGCAAGAGTAGAAGAACTTCATTTTTAATATTTATTTGAAGCAGTACAAGGAGACACTTCATAATGGCTAAATCTTTCAAGTTTATTTCACCCGGCATTTTTATTAATGAGATAGACAATTCGGAATTACCAGCCCTCCCAGAAGAAATGGGACCAGTAATTATAGGGCGAACAGAACGCGGACCAGGAATGAGACCTATTAAGGTTAACTCATTTTCCGAATTTGTTCAAATCTTCGGTAATCCAATTCCTGGCGGAAGAAGCGGTGATGTATGGCGTGATGGAAATTATCTTGCTCCTACTTATGCAGCATATGCAGCACAAGCTTATTTAAGAAATAGCAATGCCGTTACAATGGTTCGTCTCCTTGGCGCACAAAGTACAAACGCAACTTCTGCTGGAAAAGCTGGTTGGGATACCGATGCAAACAACACTACGTCAACCGCGACTAATGGTGGGGCATATGGATTGTTTGTATTCCCATCGGGCAGCAGACCATCCGGTGATGCCTATGTAATGACGGGGGCACTCGCCGCTGTCTGGTATTTAAATGAAGGTTCAATTACTCTTTCTGGAACATTTAGAGATGCTGCCGTAGACGGAACTGGCGGCACTACTGGCACTGGCAGTGCAACGTTTGTTAGATCATTGTCCTCAAACACTCCGTCACCTACGACGGACACGGCTGGCGCAGTGGCTAACGAATTTTATGCAATTATTCGTGATAGTAGCGGCAATATCAAAAAGCAAACAGCTTTTAACTTTACTCCATCATCTAATCGATATGTTAGAAAGGTGTTTAACACCAATCCGACACTAACCACTAATGCAGTTACCAGAACTGCACAACGAAAGACTTATTGGCTTGGGGGTTCCTTCGAAAGACACCTTGCAAAATTTGCTACTGGTTCTTCAGCGGGACAGGCTTGGGGTGCCATTCTCGGTATTGCAAGCGCATCGTCCACCGCTGTGTACGCCTCAAATTTCCGTATGGCATTCCAAGCCGCTCAAACTCCGTGGCTTGTCTCACAGGATCTCCAAACATCTTATGCAGAATATGATATTACAGACACCAATCGAGTAAAGAAGTTATTCAAATTCCACACACTTGATGCTGGCGAAGACGAGATGAAAAAACTCAAGATATCTATTGCAGATATCAAAGTCTCTTCTAACGACGACGATCCTTACGGATCTTTCAGCGTCGAGCTTAGAGATGCGAGGGATAACGATCTTGCCCCTGTGGTTATAGAACGTTACAGTTCTGTTAATCTTAATCCCAATTCTTCCAAGTATATTGCAAGAGTAATCGGAGATCAGTATCTTACATGGGATGATGTAGAGAGACGACATAAGGTTTTCGGCAATTACCTAAACGCATCAAAATATGTTCGTGTTGAAGTAAATTCTGATGTTGATGCCGGTGTCACCGACGCACGATATCTACCATTCGGATCTTATGGTCCGCTACGCCCAGCTTCTTGGTCATATGTTAGCTCCTCCGACTCTACCATTGGAAAGAGCCCAGATGCGTCAGGAGAGAACAACTGGGTCTTCGGCGGCACGAAAATCGCAGAACCAGTAGTTGGTTTGGGACAGGCATTTTTGAATGTAACAGGCGGCGCAAGAGCAATCTCCATCGGATCCCTCTCCGCATCCTTGAAAGCGGTCTATCCAGCTATTCCATTGCGAGTAAGTGCTTCAGCCGGTGGTGTACCAAACCCCAAAGATGCCTATTTCGGAGTAGACTCTACACAAGCTGCCAATAATAGGCATGAAGAAAGCTATGGAGATATGCTTTATCCGCAGCCAGCCGATGGAGATTCGTTTACCAAGACAGGAGCCACCGAATATTCATATTTATTCTCGCTTGATGAACTCAGTTCTTCTGTCGGCACTCCAACCCCAGCTAATGGCGGGGGAGTTGGTGTAGCAGTTTACACATCTGGTTCGCGCAGAGCGGGCAGATCTTATACCGCAATCAGTGGAACATATACAGAAATTCTAGACGAAGGTTACAATCGCTTTACTGTACCTCTACATGGCGGGTTTAATGGCTTAAACATTAGACAAAAAGAACCATTTAATAACACAGATCTTGAAGACGGTACCGATGTAGCTAACTACGGGCACTATTCCGTTAGACGCGCCATAGATGCAGTTGCAGATCCAGAAGTTGCAGAGTACAATTTAATGGTCCTCCCTGGTATTTGGGACGAGCCGCTTACCGCTCATATGATTGAGGTTTGCGAGGCTCGCGGAGATTCGCTCGCAGTTGTCGATCTTAAGACCGGATTCTTCGCAGAGACAGAGAATACAAATTCAGTAAGTGCTAACCTGGGATCCGTTTCGACCGCAGTAACAAACTTAAGAAATAGAAAACTGAACTCAAGCTATGGATGTGCTTATTACCCATGGGTACAAATTCGTGATACCATAAGCAATAGCCTGCTTTGGGCACCGCCCAGCATTGTAGCGCTTGGCACATTCTCTAGCGCACAAAAGAAGAGCGAGCTTTGGTTTGCCCCCGCTGGCTTTACGCGAGGTGGCTTAACGGAAGGTTCCGCTGGGCTCCCAGTGATTCAGACTCGTGAAAGACTAACTTCTAAGAATCGTGACGATCTTTACGAAGCAAACATTAATCCAATTGCCACGTTCCCAGCAGAGGGTATCGTAATCTTTGGTCAAAAGACACTGCAAGTAACACCATCGGCACTTGATCGAGTTAATGTTCGACGCTTGATGATTTTTGTTAAGAAAGAAATTTCAAGAATGGCAGCTACAATTTTGTTTGATCAGAATGTGCAAGCAACTTGGGATAGATTCTTGAATAGAGTCAATCCTTTCTTACGAAGTGTACAGGCGCGACTCGGACTCACAGATTTCAAGGTTGTACTTGATGAAACTACGACAACTCCTGAGTTGATTGATAGAAACATCTTGTATGCCAAGATCTTCTTGAAGCCTGCTCGCGCAATTGAGTTTATTGCTCTTGATTTTGTTATCACAAATACAGGTGCGAGCTTTGAAGATTAATAATAAAAGAACTATGTATTATAGCAACAGGAGAAATAGATAAATGTCATCGAATTTTTGGTCATCAAAAGACTTAGAGCCAAAACGCCAGTTTAGATTTATTATAAGTTTGCAGCCCGGTGTTTCGGGACAGGAACTAAGGTTTGCCGCTAAAACTGCGGATCGCCCTAGCTATACAATTGGCGAGCAAGAGCATAGATTCTTCAATCATACCTTTTATTATCCTGGCAGAATGAACTGGAACACAGTCGGAATGACTCTAGTTGATGCTATAGAACCCGGATCAACGGAACTTCTTTATGAGTACCTCGCAGACATTGGTATCCAACAGCCCAGAGATTTTGGGGAGGCTACTGCCACTACAATTACTAAAGAGTCTGCTGTTAACGCACTTGGTGATGTTAAAATTTATGAGCTTGGGACAGGTAAAGAAAACGAGACAAGAATTATAGGCGAGTGGGCTTTAATCAATGCTTTTATTACAGAGGTTAACTTTGGATCTCACTCTTACGATTCAGACGAAATGGTTGAAATAAGCCTAACATTGCGATATGATTGGGCGAAGTACTCGAAAATGGCCGGAAAGGGCAAAAAATTACGATAATTTAATTTTAAAAAACGTAATATATATTCTATACTATAGATACAAAATAATAAATACTGAGGTGTAAATGGCTAGAAATAACCAAGCACGCACTGGTGTAAGAAAAGCACCCACTGCTGCTTCGGAGAGCGATCCCCCTGTTGAGCCGACATCGGCACCAGCTAAAGGAACGCTCTCATATGTAAGTCCCACAGAGTTTGTGGAACTTCCATCCGGGGGACGATACTATCCTCCAGGTCATGCATTATATAAGCAAGACACTGTTGAAATACGATATATGACCGCAAGAGACGAAGATATTCTTACTTCACAGACTCTCTTACGTAAAGGGTTGGCAATTGATCGGCTATTAGAAAATCTTTTAATTAACGAAGAGATTCAAGTTAACGATTTGCTTGTGGGGGATAAGAGTGCGCTGATCCTTGCGGCAAGAATTTCTGGATATGGGGCAGATTATCAAACCAAAGTTACCTGTCCAGGTTGCAATGCAGCAGTAGATCATAGTTTTGATCTTAGCGATGTAACGAATAATCCAGGAAATGTAGTGTCCGAGGGTATTGAAGAAGTTGAAGTAACTCCACATGGAACATTTGTGGTAACACTGCCTAAGACACAATATAAAGCTGAATTTAGATTATTAACTGGTCACGATGAAAGACACCTTACTGAAGCAGCTAATAAGAAATCAAAATTGAAAATACCTGATGCGGGGGCTACCGATTTGTTAAAGAGGTTGCTTATCTCAATTAATGATGTAACCAATGGAAACGAGATAAGTGATTTTATTGACAACATGCCTGCCCTTGATTCACGTTTTCTTCGGGCATGTGTTGTCGGCGCAACGCCAAATGTTGATATGTCACAACTCTACTCTTGCTCAAACTGCGGCTATGAATCCGAAATGGAGGTGCCGTTGACAGCGGACTTTTTTTGGCCTGGATAATGATTATATGGAAATGGTCTATGAACATTTCTTTTATTTAAAACAGCACGGAAATTGGAGCTTTTTTGAAGCATACAATCTGCCAATTGGGTTACGAAATTGGTTTGTAAGAAGGTTGTCGAAACATTTCGAAGAACAAAATCAACACATCGACAAAGCGAATAAAAAGACAAGAAGTCACTAACAAACTAAACTACGAGAAAATTGGGTTAACGCCCAATTTTCTTTGTTTATGGGACTAATTATAAAAGCAGCAATATAAGGAAAGCTTTCTATGGAAAATAATGGTGATTTAGTGCCAATTAAAATTGATTTAACAATTGGCGATGCAATTAATGAAAGTTGGCTGGCTATGTTCGGCGGCGCAGTTCAAACAATTCTAGGCGGAATGTTCGGCGGGGGCTCTGTTCCCGTTAATGTTGTCGGGTCAAGTTCACAGATAAAGTCTTTTGAAAAAGCTCTCGGAGGCGAAGCCAAATACCTCAGAGCAATGAACAAGCATGGACTAAATGATCCAAAGGTTATAAAAAATAAAGCATCTCTGGATAAAGCAATAAAAAGCTTTGAAAAAGAAACCGGAATTATTTGGCCGTTTAAATAAGGTAATATAAATTATGGCAGCCGATCCCACAGACGCAAAAAAAGCCGCAGAAATACTTAAAAAAGCCATGGCGGAATGGTCCGATCCAGAAGTTCATAAACAACTTCAGGAGTATGAAGACATCCTTGAGAGGTTCCCCGAGAAAGCCGATATGGTTGCGAAAGCAGTGGGGAGGATCAACAAGGAACAGCGTGAATTAGCTGATTCCACAAAGTCTCTTGAGCGAAGCACTGAAAGATTAATTCGTTCATTAACAGGCGTTGAGCAACAAGCTGATGGTGTCGTAGCCGGAATAGCCCGAATGACCACGGAGTTGGAGGAAGGGGAAACGCGCTCCCAGGCATTCGGTAGAGCCCTGAAAACCATGGGGAAGACAATTGCTAAGACAATGACCCCGATGAATGCAGGGATTGCAGTCTTTAAAAAGTTTGCAGAAGCATCAGTTGTCTTGACCATGGAAATTGATAATGCTTCCTCAGCCTTTGCCAAAGCGACAGGAACTGGAAATCAGTATAAAAATGTAATAAAAGCAGCAGAGTTCCAAAACCGCCGTTACGGGGTCTCGGCATCAGAGTCAGCCGCAGCCACCTCAACGTTGATTGGCGGATTTTCAGAGTTCCTGATGATCGATGGAGAACTCCAAAAGGCATTAGTAACTGAGATTACCCAATTCGAGAAATTTGGTGTAGCCGCTGGCACATCAGCCAAATTTTTGCAAAACGTCACTAGAACTACCGGCAGGTCAATCCCGGCGGCTCAGCGACTCCAAAAATCTATAATGGGCACCGCGAATGCTTTTGGCGATGACCTTAACAAAGTTATGGAAGAATCAGCCGAAATAATGCCCCAGCTTGCCATACACGGACATAATCTTGAAGTAGTCTTTAATGATCTTTATTCTGCTTCTAAACGAACGGGCATGGGAATGTCGGAAATAATATCATTCGCTGAAAAATTCGATACATTCGACACGGCGGCCCAGGCAGCAGGAAATCTAAATGCTGTTCTTGGTCAGATGGGTGGAGTTCCTCTTGTTGATACAATGCAAATCCTAGAGGAAACCAATCCGGCTGAAAGAATGCAACTATTTTCAGATGCTATTCAGCAATCTGTTGGCGATTTTGAAGAGCTTGGATATTACCAGCAAAAAGCTATTGCCAATGCAATGGGGTTATCCGTTGAAGAAACGCGCCGGATTGTACTCCAAGAAGAGCAAACAAATAAATTAAATGCTGCTATGAACAAAGCAGGGCTAGCGCAGGAAGACATAAACAAACTTATGGCAGATGGTCGAGATCTTATGACCGAACTAAAAATCTTTGCAATGCAATTCGCAGTATCTCTGGAAACGCCTTTAAAACATCTAAAAGCCTTTATAGGGTTTATAAATGAAAAAATGAAAGGGATGTCTCCAATGGGGCGACTGGTAACCGCGCTGGCTGGGACAGCGGGCACCTTGAAGGCTATAAAAATGGGAGCAGGTATGCTTGGCTTTGGTCGAGGCAAATCCAAATCGAAGCCCCTCTACGTGGAGGAGGTGGGTGCCGCCAAAAAGCTTGGTTTCAAATATGGACAAGGCGGGATGATCGGTCCAGCGGAGGGTCCTGGAGGTGCTGCTGGTCAAGCGCGTCGAGCTGCCTTTCAAAAGCAAGCAGTCAGAAACACATCGGGGGTTCGTGGCCTCGCGGGGAGAGCGCTCCTCACCACCCCCGCCGTTGGAGGGATGGCTGTAGCAGCGGGAGCAGCGGGAGCAGCGTGGGCAATCAAGTCTGTTATACAAGAGAAGGACAAGGAGAAGCAGCAAAGAAAGGGAATCGGCATGATGGCTGGCGGAGTCATCGGTGGCATGTTGGGC